CGTTGAAAGGAACAGCGCTGTTTCCTCATCTGGAATATAAACTTTTACTGAATTGCGAGTGACTGCAATCTTCTCTGCAAGGTGTTCATCAAGTTCACCAGCACGCAACTTAGTAAATCCAATGCCTTCACCAACACGGGTGTAAGTATCATTAGCATACTTGCTGCCTTCAAATGTCTTGAACCACTTAAGTAAGTCTGTGTCAGTGGCACCATCTAGGATTTGACGAACCAATGGGTCCATAATTCCTGATTCTGGGTCACGGAAGTGCATATTAAGTATGTTTGACCAAGCCTCAAAATAGCGTGGGTCGTTAGGTTTAACTCCGCTTACTGTGCGTGAACCTATGCCAGTTGTGAACGCCATCTCCTGTGAGGAAACCATTGCGTTCCAAGTCTGCTCAGCAGATGTACGACCAAGGAACCATGATGCGCCTTCAAAAGCATTAGGCAAATCATAAGCATGACCATTGGCATCAACACTCATTGTGCCGTAACCAGTGCGAGACTTGATTGCATTGCTTTCGGCTGCAGTAATACGAGCGCCAATACGGTCTGCCATATCATCAAGGTGTGCGTGTTGCATTGCGTAGATGCGTGAGAGATTCTCAGCAGCATCTTCAACACCGTTGTTAATCATAGCGTGGACATTTTCTGCAGTGTAATAAGGATTAACTGCATTGTCTCTGCGCTGTACTTTTTGGCGCTTAACTGCCTGATGACGAGCCATACGGCGTTCTTTAGCAGTTGCAAACTTCTGTTCCATTGCTGGAAAGTCCTCAACAACTTCTGCTAATTTTTCTTCATCAAGTTTGGCGAGGTAAGACTTAACGCTGTTCTCTCGACCCTCTTTGCCAATAGTGCCAGGAAGAACAATGTGGCTTACGCCACCTGCACGCTTATCATCTGCAACAATTAAACGACCATAGCCGTTATCTTGCATAACTTTAGTTGCTGAGTCTCCTGCATCTTTCCAACCCTTGCTGGTTACCCACGCACGATAAGCCTTTTGGCTGCCACCAAAGGCAGCATCTTTAATCTCTACAGGGATGTCACTCCATTGAGTCATATACAACGGCTTGCCATAGGCACGCACTGGAGTTACAGAACCCTTAACTGCATTGACTCTAAAGACTGGGCGAACAGACCAATCCTTAAATAAGACTGTTTCTAATTCATCTGTCTCGCTAGTAAGTATAAGTGTCTCATAGTCAATAGCCTTAACCTTTTGCCATCTGTTACCGCGCTTGATTTCAACTTGAGCGCCACTGTTAACAGCATCAATCATATCTGACTGTAGGCGAAGCATTGCCTCATTGAGTACATCTTGGCGCTTAGGCGTAGGTAGTTTAACTTCTTCTACGATTGCCTTAAGTGTAAAGACTGGTTGAATTGCTGGACTGCCTGGAATTGCTGGTTGTCCTTCAATAATGTTGACAACTTCAAACTTTGTACCAGGTGGAAGCAAGACCTCTTGTTCTGCAACAAAAGAATTATCTCCAAATTTGCCTACCGTTGTTCCAGGAACTGAAACATCTTTAAAGTCACCATAAGTAGCATTAACATCTAAACCTCTTGTGCCCTTAGGCAACTGGATTCTTACTATTGTATCTTTAAGATTTCCCTGGCTATCTGCAAGTTTTCCAGCAAATTTTTCAGCACCACGGTATTCTTTAGATGTAGATGTAAAACCTTTTTCGGTAATAACATCGCCAACTTTTGCATTAAGAATATCTTGGTTGCTAGTACCACGAAACACAACTGTATTTTCTTTAATAACACTTCTTTGAATAGCGCGTTTTAAATCTTCGATTGGAAAATTTTTAGCAAAAGACTTTGCTAATTCTCCAGTAGGATTTCCACGAAGGATATTTTGAACACTTACTCTCCCGCTTAAATCACCTTGAACATACTGGTCAAGAGCGTTCATTTCAATAGCGGGCATGCGCTCGGTTACAGCAGGAGTACCGATTTCCTTGGATATTGATTCTGGCTTTTGACCAAGGCGACCAGGGCGACCTGTCGGTGTCTCAATGTACTGTTCAACTGACTTGATAATGCCGCCTGATGCGTAACGATTAGCAATCGTAGGCGAAGCAGATAGGGCAAGAGAGCGAGTCTTGTCAAGAGCAAAAATATCATCTGGGCTACCGTGGTAAAGAGTTACTGATTCTAAATCCTCAAGTGCGCCACGAAGGGTGCGAAGTTCATCCTCTACATTGAGAGGACCAGTATCTCCAGTAAGGCGCAGTCTAAATCTATCGCGCTCAATCTCACCGATGCGAGTTGAAACAGCCTTAGCAAGTTGCTGACGGCTCATATCTACTGCACGAAGTTGGTCAATGCCTGTAGCAAATTCATATTGCAAAGTCTTTAAATCATCAACCTTGCCAGACATAACATTTACCTGGTCAATAAGACGGTTGAATCCAACCTTACGGTTATTAAAGAAGCGTGCAACGCCATCCTTACCACCTGCTGCAACCATTGCTGGTAGAGCAAAACCTTTTGCAAGCATAGATAGTTGCGCTTCTGTAAGGTTACGAACTGTGTAACCAAGGCGCATCAATACCGATGTCTTGAAGATGTCATTGATTGTATTGAGTACAGCCAAGCCGCGCTCTGTACGCATTGCAATTTCTTCTACTTGAATACCATCAAGGAGTCCTGGCAATGTCATTTCGTGTGCATCAATACCGTGCTTAAGTTTGCGTAAGTCTGCAATAACAACAATGTTGGCTGATTCGCGCTGTAGCACTGGAGCCTGAGCAGCAATAACCTGACCGTTCTCCATATAGGAAACAAAGCCTTGGTCATTATGCTTCTTGATTGCGCTCGCACGGCGAGCATCAAAGACTGCGTAAAGTGTATCTAGTTGCTGCTTATCGTAATTAGGAAAGAGTGTTTCCATTGCATCACGCTCAGCACGCTTAATAACATTTAAACGCTCACCTGGCGTAACGCTTGCAAGATATTCATCTGCATAGGCTGCAGCCTTAGCACCGAAGTTACCCCTTGAAAGGGAGTTAGCCTCACGCAAGAAAGCATTGAACTCCACATAGGAGTCGCCATCGTTTACATTAAAGGCACCGCTTGGCAGTTCCTTTGTAAAGTGATTAACAACCTTAATAATTGGATGCAGTGAAGATGCCTGGAATATGGCGGAGTCTGCTTCTGCAAATGTCTCACGCGCTTGCTTAGATGACTTTGCAGCCAACTTGCCTTCCCACGGTCCACGACTAAAGCCATACTTAAGTTGTCCACCAGTTGATACAGTCTCAAGGGCTGCACGGTAACGGAAATCTTCTTGTGCCAATGACTGCACATGCTTACCTAACGCACTGTTGTAAGGCTCGGAGACAAGTAAATCTCCATCTAATTTACCTTCAAGGGCTTGACGATGTGGATGTGGTACATCCTGCATTGCATCAAGAGCAAGTGCTACATCTGGGTCAGCCTCAGCACGCTTAGCAAGGGCTGATGTGTCCTTAAGCATAACTGCGCGGAAGGTATCAACTACTTCTTCATCTGTCTTAGCCTTACCAAAGATGTAAGCCATGGCATCTGGGTTAGTTACCTTCTTCTTTTTCCAGTAAGCGTACTGTGTTTTAGCATCGCTTTCTGCAAGAAACTTAATATCTGCTACCGCTTCACCCTTGCCATCAAGGGCTTTAGTAAGCAATCCATCCAAACGGTCATTGGTCATAGCGAACTTACCAAAGACTGCACGGGCTGTACGACCATTGATGTTCTCAAGCATCGGTGCTTTGGCTGCAATTACTGCGCCTTTGCCCAAGAAACCTGTAAATGTCAGTGGGTCAATGATAGTTGAGGCAACAACATCCTGGATACCAGAGATGAACTTACCTGTGTACTGGTCATTAAAAGCAATTTCTCTATCTTCTGCGTTGAATAAATCAAAGCCAGATGATAGGAATCTAAAGTTATTGTCAGTCCAGTCAGCAAACCATCCGCTGTTATCTCCTGCGTTCTTGCCTGGAGAGATAGCGCCAAGTGTTGCTTGACCTAGAGAGATGTTTTCTTTCTCTCTATCTACGCGAGTTGTGTAGTCTGAGTAAGACTCACCTTCGGTTTTGTACTTGTTGTACATAAAAGGATTACTGAGAAGTACATCTACACCCTCACGGCGTACCTTGCCACCTAATTCATAGGACTCTTGACCTAATGCAAGCAAACCTTTGACGGCTCCACGAACTGGAGTAGTTGCAATCTTAACGGTATCTTTAACAAGATTGATACCATCTACATACCACGGGTCATCATTTGAACCAGCAGTTGAAATATCGTGTATTAAGCCAGGAATTCCAGTGAAGTCAACTACTGACTTCGCCATATTTCCTACGGAATCATACCAAGCCATTATCCCTGCACTCTGCTACGCATATAGCGGTAGAAGTTACGGGTTGCATTTGTGGCATTTGGTGACTCTGCAATGCGGGCATATACAGGAAGATATGCAGTTAACTTAGCAATATCCTCATCGTTTTGCGCCCTAAGCATTGAAGGTGCAGCCATTACTTCTTCGCCAGCGCTTGGTCCAAGAGCAGCACCAGTATCTACACCTTCTTCTGGGTAGAGTGTGGGCGCATCAATCGGAACAATGTCTGAATCAGCAGCGCTACGCATACTAGGACTTGATGCTTTGAGATTAACGCCTGACTTGTTCATCTTTGCCGCTGTTTGAAGTTCGTAGAAATCGCCACCATTATCCATACCAGGTGTGTACTGTGCTGGTTGTCCTGCACTGCCTGCACCGCCTGTTGCGGATACTCCGAAGTTTGTTGCTGCTGGTTCTGCCATTTCTATTTCCCTTCGCTATAAGAGCGACTAATTAAAATTTGGTGAGCAGTTTTTAAACTTGCTCAGGTTTACAAATTACTTGTTCTTTGAACCCTTAGTTCCTCCAGGTTGCTTAGCAAACGCTGTTGAACCCTTCGCTGCTGACATTGCGCGTGGCACACCATCCTTACGGGCTGGTTGCTGGTACGCCTTGCCTGCTGTACCTTGATTAGCGACTTTCTTTTTCATCATCTTCATATTTCTTTCACCTCCTTAGGCTGGTGTACGGCGGATTAGTGAAGCCTGTAAATTAGGCTCCCCTCTTTGTGTTAATCCTGCGAGTAATGATTGAACATCTGGTCTACCACCTGGGGCTATCTGTCCTGGTGCCACACCAACCATACGACCAGTAGCACTTAAGCCTTCTGGTAATCCACCACCTGCACCTGGTTGCCCTGGCATGCCCATTTCTGGACCCATCTGCTCAGGCATCGCTGGTGCTGGTTGCTCAACTGGAGCAAACGCCTCTGAAACTGCAACTTCGATTGAAGTTCCCTTTTGGCGTGCGTTAATAACTGATGAAAGTTTGTACAAAATGTCAGAAGGGTCTTGACCTTGGGATGCGAGTGCAGGAATTGCTTGTGCGTATGATGCAATCGCTTGCTTCATAGCATCGCGCAGTTCCTCGGTGTCAACCTTTTCTTCTTCTTGTGAAGCATTAAACGAAAATGGCATCTGACGGCGTAGGAAGTCGCGTGAAATCAACTTATCGCCGCGTGCTTGTAGTCCAAAAACCAATGCGCGGTTAGGGTCAAGTCCTGCCATCAAACCATATTGAACATCTACGGTGTAATCGCCGTTAATATCCTTGGCTGGGTTGTACTTAATCGCATAAGGTACGCCATTACGGTTACCCTTGATGTCTTTTGTTTCTGTACCAAATACTTTTTCGTCAACTTCTAGGGCTAGACCCATCAAGTCAACAAATACGCGGGCAAACATTGAGTGTGCTGTCTTTACTTGGGTATCAAATCCACCCATAAGAGCCTGCACACCACGACCTGTAACGATTGAAGCATCAATGTTACCTGTGCGTGACTCAGGATAACGGCTACCTAAGCGCAGTTCTCCTTCAAGCACTTGCTGTTGCGCAAAAGCACCTTGAGGTATTTCCAACGGTATTCTGCGAATTTCGGAAGGGCGTTCAGAACGAATAATTGCATCTGGTCCAAGGGCTAACTCCTGGTCATTTCTGCCCATTGCTATTGGGGCTTGTACTGATTTGGTTGCTGCTTCAAGTGAAAGAAGCGCATAGCGTGCCTTTGCAACTTGAATTGCAAGCACATCATCAAACTGCCCACGGCTTTCGCCATCAAGTGAAGGGCGCTCTACAACACGGATAAGAACTTTGCCGATTGGGTTCTTGCTGCGAGCAAGTACCAAGTCATGGCGGTTAGGTAGGAATATAACATCCTGGTCTTTATCGTGGTAACGGACAATCTCAGACATTGTTGAAGGATTGTCTCTGTCATAAATAAGATGAGCCAACTCTGGATACTCAGCCATTAACTCCGCTGTTGGCTTTTGCATGCGCTGGAAGAACATAAGCACACGACCAAAGCGGTCCATTACTGGGTAGCAACCTGTTGAATCAAAGAAATGAATACGAGGCATCTTTACATCGTAATCAATTTCAATCTGTGCAGGTACAAATCCGTAAGTTACATACCTATCGGCTGCTGTAAACATCTGAGTTTGCAAGTCTGAGAAGTCAACAATAGCGTTAACAATTTCTTCACGCTTATCTGCCTTCTTGCGAGCAGTCTCTGACACCATAGATGGTGAGTTACAGTTAAATGCTGGAAGTGGAGCGATTACTTCTGATGTGTCGCGGGCTGCAAT